ATGGAACTATGAGAGTTCCGAAATCCGGACAGTACAGGTGAACGGCGAACCGTGGTTCGTGTTGGCAGATGTGTGCAAAGTGTTGGAATTGTCCAGTCCACACAAAGTCGCTGACAGACTGGAAAACGATGAGCGGAATCAGATTCCGGTCACCGATTCTCTTGGAAGATATCAAAACACTGCTATCATTAACGAATCCGGTTTATACACTGTGATTCTCCGGAGCGACAAACCGCAGGCAAAACCATTTCGGAAATGGGTGACATCGGAAGTGCTTCCATCCATCCGGAAACACGGAGCGTACATGACAGATCAGGCACTGGAAAAAGCACTGACAAACCCTGACTTCCTCATTGAACTTGCAACGCAGCTGAAAGCAGAGCAGGAGCAACGGCGTAGATTGGAAACCACGGTTGCAGCTCAGAACAAGCAGATGGAGCAGGACAAGCCAAAGGTTTTATTTGCCGACAGCGTGGCAGCATCCAGAAGCAGTATCCTGATCGGCGAACTTGCAAAGCTGATCAAACAAAATGGCGTGGATATGGGGCAAAAACGACTGTTCCAGTGGATGCGGGAAAACGGCTATCTGATCAAGCGGTGCGGTTCGGAATACAACCTGCCAACGCAGCGGAGTATGGAGCGTGGACTGATGGAGATCAAAGAAACCAGCGTGATTCATTCCGGCTATACGACCATCAGCAAGACCCCGAAAGTCACCGGAAAAGGGCAGGTCTATTTCATCAATCTGCTGGTCGGGCAGAGAACTGAAACGCTTGACTGAAATTAAAAGAAGGTGGTGAAAGTTTGAAAAGCGATGTAAAAAAAATCACTCTGTATTTATGTGATCCACAGAAAAACACAGAGTGTCCAAAAACAATATGCCAGATTCCGCATGGATGTTTTTTTACAGCAAAGAAACAATTTGCCGTAACTGATGAAAACGGAAAGCCCACAAAGGAAGAATCCTATAAAGTCAAAATGCCGAATTCTTGCTGCCCTGCTGGCAACACGGGAGAAAGGAATGAAAAATGATTTTGCTTGCTTTAATTTACGGGATTTTTAATCTCATTCTGCTTGCAATCATGGTACTAATAGATAGGTGGTGATTTCTTTGGAAATGATTGCACTGGGAATTGTTCATATGTGCGATGCGTTGCTTCTGACATATTTCATCGTAAGACTATGGCAGGATGAAGCACCAACTGTATTCAGAGTGGCAATGGTGGTTCTTGCAATTTTGTCTTTTTGCATAGGCGTTTGTATTCTGACAATAGGAATCTGTAGAGCCTGCTGACCTATCGGCAACACGGGGAGAAAGGGAACAAAAATGAAACTTTCAAATGAACGTTTTGAAATTGAAATCATTTCAAAGTCCGAATTTGTAGACGATTATTCGGCTAAAAACAAGAATTTCCTTGTTACAATATGGAACATTCACGTAAGTGGAGAAGCTTTGCGGAATTGGATAACAAGTGAGATTCCGTGTTTTGATTTTTCATTCGACAACCATGAAGAATATGAAGTTGAAGTTCAACGATGTGTAGATGAACGCAGAGAATTTAAAGAAAAAATCGAAAAAATTCTTGGGCAAGAGAACATCAATATCAGACAGATACACGCTGAATTTTTCACAGCGATAAAAATCAAAGAGATGGACAACAAATAAGCCCCTGCTGACCTATCGGCAACACGGGGACGGTGTGGCAGCATCGTAGCCATTGGCAAGACCTCATTCTTTGCCTTTATACGAACAACGCCCGTCGGGAGCGTATCCCGACCCACTGCCCGTAAGGGCATCAAAATAGAAAGGATGTGAGAACATGAACGCACAGATTCAAGCGTACATCGAGCAGGACACGGAAAAGGTCGCTGATCTGATCGCAGCATATCCGCAGAACATTCCGGTGCATGCTCTGGCGAAGTTCCTGCACTGCACACCGGAAAGTGTCCGCTCCATGCTGGAGACAACCAATTCTTTCGGCATTGCGTGGCGGCAGGCTGGCAGTGTGAATCGGGGCTTTTTAGTCCCAACGGCGGTATTTGTCCGCTGGTATCTGCGGATGATGTAAGGGGGTGAACAGATGGGAAAACGGTACTACTGGCTGAAACTTCCGGAAGACTTTTTCGGAGATAAAGCCATTAAACGGCTGCGAAAGATTGCTGGCGGTGATACATACGTTATCATTTATCTAAAAATGATGCTCCGAAGCCTAAAAGATGATGGTTACTTATATTACGATGGCTTAGAAGAAGATTTTCCGGCAGAACTTGCCCTTGATTTGGACGAGGAAGAGGACAACGTACAAGTAACGCTGAACTTCTTACTGCAACACGGAAAGCTGGAGATCCGCAGCGAGCAGGAATACTTCATGCCGGATATGAAGCAATCGATCGGTTCTGAAACGGCAGTTGCAGAGCGAGTAAGACGGTGCAGAGCAAAAAAACAAAGCGAGGCGTTACAATGTAACACACCCGAAACGCAAGTGAAACAAAACGGAAACGGAGAGATAGATATAGATAGAGAGATAGATAAAGAGAAAGAAATCTATCTATCTATCTTAGATAAAGACCAAGAAAAAAATCTTTCAACTTTTCAACAACAGCCAACTCTATCGGAAATCGAAGCATTCGCTAAAAAGGAAGGAATTCATACAGATATTCAGAAATTCTACAACTATTACAGCGAACGTGGATGGAAAACAAAAAACGGACAACCGATTACAAACTGGAAAGGCACACTGGCTTATTGGGGCAAGACAGACGGAACCTGTCAGGGCAAGCGAAAGCCGGAAACCTATGTTTCAGAGAATGCAGCAGCCTATGAGAGCCTAATCTATAACCTACAGGAGAATGACGACAGTGACAAGGCATAAAAAAGAGCCCTGTTGCTGAGAGGGTGCAACAGGGCATCAAAAGGAGAAATAAAATTGGAATTTAAATCCGCCGAAAGGGATCGGTAAGATTATCATACTCCTTTTCGGGTTCGGTGTCAAGCAAAAAGGAGGAAAAGTTTGTGGATGGAGAAGCCATTTTTGCAGTGGTCTGTGTGCTGGGAATGTTCGGAGCGGCTGCATATCATATTGCAATGCAAATCAAAAGCAACTGGCAAGAACGGCACAGAGAACCGCCGAAGCCAACACCGGCGGAGCAGAGCGAAGAAATCTATGGATTTAACTTTTACGATGTGTCCCACGGAATTGACAGCACGGTAACGATTCGGGAGCATCTCGAAACGCTCCAGCGGCTGCAAACCAAGATTGATTTGAGCCGGGAGAATCTGTGTGGAAGTTATCGGGTGGTACAGATCCAGTGGCACGATGATGTGCAGAACAGGTATCTGACCTATGATTTTCCGGTGTCATATAAGGGCAATGCGGAAATCTTGGAGCAGTTAGTCACTGCCGAAAAGCAACGATTGACCACTTCCCTGTTCGGAGAGATTCGGAAAATGAACCAGTACGGCGAAGTCAAAACCGTGGACAAAACCGAGAGGGGAGCAGGGGAGAGGTGAGAAAGAGACCGTGAGTGAGATCAAGTTTTGCAAGGATTGCGGATGCGTTCTTGGGACACGGGAAACGCTGGGACGGCAACGGTTTAACAGCCTGAAACGCTGTCCGGACTGTCAGGAGATTCACCGGAAATTGCAGAAGGCAAACTACCAGAGAGAATATCGAGGAGATGCCAGAACGATTCGCCGGAAACAAAAAGAAGAGATTGTCAGGCTGTCAAAGGCGTTGGATTTGCAGGCAGAAATTATATCACGCCTGCGGGAAGAACTGGCAACATACAAAAATAAAGATGAAAGGAAATAAAAGAATGAACGCATATGCACGACTGACAGCGTTGGAAAACGCCATCAAATCCAGAATCCTGCTGTACAGTGAACAGCTGTTCGCTGACATGACAGAGGATTCCATGTTTCTGAACGAACTCTATTATCTGCTGGGAAAAAGAGAGGAACTTTTTCAGGAACTGGGCTGCTCTTATTCTACAGCAAGTCAGAAGCAGGAGGAACAGAAATGAAAAAGATTCTGAAACTGAAAGCAGTTCTGCATGAAGACCATCAAATCAGCTGCCGTGCTGCGTTTAGGGGTGCGAATGCAGCGGAAACGGGTGCTGCATTGTGTACGCTTGTTTCCAATGTGGCAGAATGCATTTTTCCAGATGCAGAAACACAGAAGCAATTTATTTATGATATTTCCCGTGCATTGCGGGAAGTGCAGGATGCGAAAGGAGATATTGAAGCATGACGAATGTGGTTGTAATCACAGGAAGGCTGTGTGCGGATCCAGAATCACGGCAGACACAGAGCGGCACGGCGGTTTGCCATTTCCGTCTGGCGGTTGGCAGAAATCGAAAGGTGGAAGGGAAACCGGAAGCAGACTTTATTAGCTGTGTATGCTGGGGCAAGACCGCAGAGTTTGCAGTTAAGTATTTACATAGGGGCGGTATGATTACCGCCGAAGGTCGGCTACAGAATGCGGACTATACCGACAACAACGGCGTGAAGCACTATGCAATGGAAGTCAATGTGGATCAGCTGAACTTCTGCGGTGATGGAAAGTCGTCAGGGAATGCACAGCAAGCCGCACAGGGCGATGCAGGCAATTATCCGCAAAACTACCCACCGCAGCAGCCGAACGGCTACAACGCACCGCAGGGCGGATATTATGATGGGTATTACGAGCAAGCACCGCCACCGCCGCAGAACTACGGGCGGCGGTAAGCGATGGCGAAAGAGAAACGCCCATACGGAACGCCACGAATTGAAATCCGGAATGGATACAAGTATGCGGAATGTGCGTGGTGCAAGCAGTGGTGGAATGTATCCTGGCAGTTTTCGGGCTGGTATTTATGCCCGAAATGCCGCCGGAAATGGGAAAGGAGCAGGAAAGATGATCAGATGCTTTTTGATACTTACTTTGGCTGTCATGATTAAGGTTGCTTTTGACATCCACAATCACAAGGTGGATGTTCGGGCTGCCGAAGCAGGGGCAAAACTGGAACGGATTCCGAAAGGAGAAGACATATGAAGAAGAAAAAAGAAATGGAAGTACCGAAGAGCCGGCAGCTTCTGAGCATGGCAATTGAGCTGGCAGCACAGTCTGAACGGCTAGTCTTGCTGAATGAGGTCGGATGCGTGGATGATGTCATTCAGGCTGTGGAGCGTCTATGCGTAAAGTTGGGCAATCTGATTGCCTTTGCAAAGGATATACAGAGAGGAGCAAAGCAGCATGACCTTGAAGGAATGCATGAAGAAAAAGAAACCGTACATGGTGCATGAAGAAGCAATTGGCGGTGTGGATGGCTGTCCAAGCAGTCAACCTTTTCTACATTGTGAAAAGGGGCTGTGTGAGCAGGACGACAAGGGACGGGGCAGCACATGGACAAGTCTTTGCACATACTGCTGGAATCAGCCAATGCCTGCTCCGGACGATATACCGAAGCAATGCTGCCACTGTAAAATCAGCGGTGTGCCACTCATGAGATCAGCAAGCGGCGGTCTGTATTGTGCAGACTGTGCCGGATTTTTAAAATAACGAGAGAGGGAGAAATAATCATGAAAGACTATATCGAAACGCAGTACAAGAATCTGGACTTTACGATTCCGGATGATTACGTCAGCCGCCGGGAAGTGTATGCGATGCTGGACTACATCGGCGGAGCGGATGCAGACGAAGCATTTTATCAGGGATGGGATGCAGCGATTGATGAAGCGTGCAGCCTGCTGAATGATGTGGATTCTGCGATGGGATGGACATCGGTTGAAGAAGAACCGCCGGAGGAATCCGGAACGCTGTTGGTGACACGCTGCAACAAGCTGACCGGCTTTCGGGAAGTGTGTGTTGCACAGTATTGGGCGGTTGACAAGCGGTTTGTGGTGATGCGAGCAGGCGATGTTGGAATTGATTTGTTGGATGATGTCGTGGCGTGGATGCCGTTTCCAAAAGCGTATGGAGGGAAAAGCGATGAGTGAGAGAAGAAATAAAATTGTTCAGTGGATGCTGAATCAGGGAAGCAGCATTGTAGATACTCCGGAAACGTGCTTCCTAAAGGAAACTACGGAAAAAGAGCAGGCAGAACATCCCTTTGGCTCTGTCCGGTATGTGTATTCTATGGTCGTAAACCTGTTTGAAAATGAAATTCCATTTCCGGAGCAGGTCGATTATGCGGTAGAAACCGACATGGACATGCTGGACTTTGATGAATGGCAGGGGATTCAAGAGATTCTGTTTGGGGAAGGTTCCGGTAAGTCAATGAAGCCGGAATGTGCAAGAGCAATCAATACAGCGTTGTGGGAGTATCATGATATTTCCCCGTATGAGATTTTGGAACGCTATGACGGGCTTTTTGCGGAACTGGACGAAGCAAGAGAAAAAGCCGTTCCGACCGCTCCGGAAAACGTGGAAACATCTACACTGATGGATGGATATGTTTGGTGGACGTGCAGAGCATGCGGAAACTTGCAGCATACAGACAAGCAGGTACGGTATTGTGCGGACTGCGGACAGAGGGTGAAGTTTCATGATTGATATAGAAGGGTTTCGGTCGTATCTGTATGAGGAAGAGCTTGCCCCAAATACGATTGCGGCATATGTAAGAGGCGTAACCAGATTTTCTGAAATGTTCGATGAAATTACGAAACCGAATTTGATTGCTTTTAAGCAGCATTTGATTGAAAATTTCAAGCCGCAGACGGTCAATAATCGAATCACAGCTGTTTTGCGATATTGCGATTTCAAGGAAATTCCGATGAAGCTAAAACCCGTGAAGATGCCGAAAAAAACATATGTTGACAATGTTATATCATGCCAGCAATTTGAAACGCTGATTGCAGGGCTGAAAAAAGACGGGAATATTCATTGGTATGTGAATGTGATGCTTTTAGCGAAAACGGGAATGCGAATTTCAGAAGCAATTCGTATTTGCAAGAAGGATGTAATGAACAGACAAGTGGACATCTATACAAAAGCCCACATGCGGACTGTTTATTTTCCAAAATCGCTGTTAGATGACATTGCTAACTATCTGGAAACCATTCAGGAAAACGAAACTGTGATGCAAGGCGAAAATGGAAAAACCATTACAAGTAAAGGAGTATCAGAAGCCTTGCAAAGATTTGCAAGAAGGTACGGGATTCCAAAAGAGGTTATGCATCCGCATGCATTTCGCCATTTTTTCGCAATTGAATTTTTGAAGCGAAATAACAACATTGCTTTGCTGGCTGATTTGCTGGGGCATAGCAGCGTCAATATGACACAGATCTATTTGCGACAGTCAAAAGAGCAACAGAGAGAAATGATTGATAAAGCAGTGAACTGGTGAAAGTTCTGGAAAGGTACCGCCATGGGAAATAATAAAGAACTGCAAAATTGGTATGTTCAACATGGGATTTGTAAGACTTGTGGACAAGAAAACGCTGCACCAAACAGAAAATATTGTTGGGGATGTTTGGCTAAAGCTGCTGAAGCAACTGCAAAATATATAAAAAACATGTCAGAAGAACAAAAAAAGGAACGAAAAGAAAAAGAAAAAGAAAGGCAGCGGAAGAGATATGTAGAACGAAAAGCAGCTGGAAAGTGTACCAAATGTGGGAAAAGACCACCACAAGCCGGAAAGACAAAATGCACGGAATGCCTGCTAAAAAGCAGAAGAGCTGCTGAAAAATGCAGAAGAAAAAAGGATGTAATTCCGCGAATATTGTTTGGTGACGGCTATCATTGTGTACTCTGCGGAATAGAGGTAAAAAACAAGAGATTGTGTGGCAAATGCTACAAAAAATCTGTTCATGCGGCGGAAATTATGAGAGCAAATATTCAAAGTGGTGGATGGAGAAGTCAGAACTTTGTGTTCGGTAAAGGGGTGGTCTTACGAAAAAACAAATAGCAGCCTGCATCAAGCAGATGTCCGGAAAATATGCTCCGCAGGTGGTGTTTGCTGATTGGATACAGTGTGTTGCACTGTCGATCAGCAACAGTATGCAGATATTTCACGACAATCTGTGGAAGCAACGAGAAGAACAGTATCTTGCAACGATGAACAGATACGGCAAAGAAGAACGGATGAAAATGGCTGAAATGGCTGGGATGCTGATACTTACCTATGAAAAAGGGCTTGGTGATGTGCTGGGTGAAGTCTATATGGAAAGCATCGGCGGAAATAAAAATTCCGGACAGTTTTTCACGCCGTACAGTGTCAGTCTGGCAACTGCAAGACTGACGTTGCCAGATACCATAGACGAAAACAAGAAGCTTTCGTTGGGTGAGCCTACCTGCGGTAGCGGCGGAATGGTCATCGCCGCAGCACAGGTATTGCAGGAAAAGGGAATCAATTATCAAAGGGTACTGGATGTGGTTTGTCAGGATTTGGACTGGTCAGCAGTCTATATGTGCTATGTGCAGCTGAGCTTGCTTGGAATAAAAGCAATCGTTGTACAGGGTGACACATTGGCAGAGTCATATAAAAAAGGCTATCCAAAAGAACGGGTGTTTTACACGCCTGCGAAAAGAGGGCTTTTGATATAAATGAAGATATAAATGAAAAGGAGAAATGAAAAATGGGAAAACTGGTTGAACATCTGATGCCCTGTGCAATTTGTGGGGCTGTGCCGAAAATCAATGACATTTACGACATAGATCCGAAAAAAGCAGAACACTGCTACAAGCTGTTTTGCTCTGAAAATGGGGTACACAACAGCACCGGAGAATGGTTTGCGAACAAGTATAAGGCTTGTCAGGACTGGAACAGACGGCAGCAAGCTCTTGAAGAAAAAGAGAAAACATTCGGCGACAATCTGAAACCTTGTCCGTTCTGCGGTCGAAAAATGCGGTTTCATAACGATGTGCGGTTAGACAGGAACGGCAAGCGGAGAAATTATTTGTATTTCCTGCATGAAGATTACGACATAAATAAAGAGGTATCCTGCATACTGGATGATATTTGTATGCCGTTTTCGATTGGAGCAGGCGACGCACACCTTGAATTAGACTGTATCGGCGAATATGCAACAAGATGGAACAAACGTGTTTGTAATGATGAAGATGCAATGCATGAGATCAAACAGACGCTGCTTAGAACGATTCAGCCGCTGGAACAAACCGTGGAATTGCTGGAACAGCGAAACAAGGAACTGGAGCAGGAAAACAGGGAACAGAAGCAGATTATAAAGCGAACGAAACAGTGGAGAGTTAATAAGGACATCAAAAGCCCGTTTGCAAACATCTCAGGATTGTGTTGCGTTCATTGTGATCACAAAGATGAATACATCATCGAACTGGAAGAAGAAAACCAGAAGCTGAAACAGATGCTGAAAAAAGTAGCAGATGATGCAGAGGGGCTTTTTGAAGAGTGTGCGGAATATAGCCCGTATGAAGAATGTTTAGCAAACGAATACTGCCACTGCTGCAACAGTGATTGTGACGGGACACAATGCAAATGGCGGTATGAGGACGATGTAAGAAAGCTGCTGGAAGAAGTGGAGGAATCCAAATGAAATCGATGTACGTTAAAATCCCTGAAAAATTGACAGAAAACGATATGGTTGCTGAATACGGCATGGACGCTTTACGATTTTACAAAAATCGCATTGCAGAGCGGATACAAGAAGGGAGAACCTACTACAATCCGCTGAAGACTATTTACATTTGGGCGGCACAAGATCGAAAAACGCATCATGGATACTGGTCAACCTACCGTGGATACCACGGTCATGGGAAGAAATGCAAAAATCACGGGAGGAGTTAAAATGAAACCAATTTATTCTTGCAAAACCTGCAAACTGTGCAAGAAAAAAATACAGGTGAATCATGGTATTTTTCTTCACTTTGCAGCGGATTGTTTGCTTGATTTGAAAGGAAGCCTGCATATATGGAAGAACCACAGAGAGCGTATCGTAGAAAAGAAGAAGTCCGTATTCAGACTGCTTAGAACTATGTTTATGAGGTTTATTTTGATAGCTTCGAAACAGCTGATAAAGTGGCAGCGATATTAAACAGAGAGGTTGTGAAATAAATGAACGACATCGAAAAGAAATGGAAGCCGAAATATGGGGAAGCGTACTTTGCAATCGAAAACGCTGTTGACGTTGTCCGGTATATTTATATAGGAGATGATATTGACGAATCTTGTATCTTATCCGGCGACTACTTTCCAACAAGAGAACGTGCTGAGCAAGTTGCAAAGAAAATACGGTTACTGTTGCAGCTTGAACAGCTGCACGACCAGCTTTGTCCGGACTATGAGCCGGATTGGGATGGTACAGCAAAATTCCTTGTTGCGTTTGATCATACTGATGGGGAAATGCAAGCATTTTTCGACAGAAGCAGTGGAGAAAGCACATTGGTTTATTTTAGAGACGTTGTAACTGCTATGGAAGCAGCCGACATACTCAATGCGGAACTGGAGGGATCAAAATGAACGACATCGAAAAGAAACTGGAAGCCCTGAAAGCGGAATTTTTGGAAAAGCTGAAAGAACTGCAAAAAGAAGCAGAGGCACAAAAGGAACAGGAAGAGTTGAAGTCGTGGAAGCCGGGGGCTGGAGAAGAATACTTTTTTGTTGATAATGATTTCTGTGCTCACAGCTTTTGCAATTATGATGATGAAGTAGACAACTACAATTTTGAAATTGGCAACTGTTTTCGCACGGGAGAACGTGCCGATCAAGTCGTGGAGAAAATGCGGTTGCTGTTACGGTTGGAACAGCTGCATGATATGCTTTGCCCGGATTATGTGCCAGACTACGAAGATGATGATGAAGTAAAGTCCCATGTTTATTTTGACCATTCTCTAGACAGATATGACATAAGTTACAGTACCAGACGGGAAAATCCGTGCATGGTGGCTTTTGACACCAAGAAAAACGCCCTAAAAGCAGCAGAAATTTTAAATAAGGAACTGGAGGAATCAGAATGAAAAAGAAAATCATTGCAATTGCTGTAGCAGCAAGTTTTGTGCTTACATCATTTACAGGATGCAGAGAAGCCAACCGTGCAAGATACAATGTGCAAAAGGAAGCTGACTATTTCAACGTGGAACGGCGGCTATCTGTTATCAACGCCAGAACAGATAAGCCAGTCTTAGAAGTGATTGGATATTTTTCTGTATCCAATAACAGCAATCATGAACTCGTTATCACGCTGGAAACTGGTCAGGACGAATACAAGGTGGATTATGTTTACCTGAATGAGTGGACAATCTACACGATTGAGGACATCAGCGGTGCACATGTTGACCCATATCATTATGAGATCAACTTTTTGCCGGAGATGATTCAGCCGATTACATTCACTTCGAGCGACTGAGAAGCGAAAGAATCCGAAAGAAGAGAAAGGAAGTACCGAAGATGTGCAAAGAAAAAGAACTGACAGAAGCAGCCTATCGCTACTATGTGGATGAAGCATGCATTGAGGACATCGCAAAGCAGTTGCATCGGTCATACAATTACACACGGCTGATCATAAAAAAATATCGGGGTGCGTTCCGGGATGCGATTATCATGCATTGGCTGGAGCAGGAAAAGAAGTTGCAGGCAGTTGCTGACGAATATTTCAATGGGACGATGACCACGGAACAAATCAAAGAAACTTTTCACGTATCCGGCGACACAGTTCGAAAAGTTGCTCAGAAACAAAAGCCGCCGTTCGCAGAGAAACCGGAATTTACACCGGAAGAATTGGAAATGGAAAAGATGTTTCGTTTTGAATCGGAAGAAACGGAAAATCTGTTTGGAATCCGAAAAAAGAAGAAACGGAAGCCGATTTACGGAATCTACAACCGCACTTCCGGCAGATGGATACAGGGCTGCTTACAAGGGAAGATTCAGACAATTTTATTTACCTCTATTAAGGCATGCAAGCAGGAACGCACAGAACGCAATCTGAATCCGGAGGAATTTAAAGCGGCTCTGTACGGATGGAGGATGGAATGACAGAATATCAACATCAGAGAACCGTTATGGAGTGGTCGTGCTATGCCAGCAATCGCATACGCTATCCGGGGCTAGATTTGCTGTATCATATCCCGAATGAGATCAAGTGCAATGCAGCACAAGGCAAGCAGAGAAAAGATATTGGTGTAAAATCAGGCGTACCGGATTTGTGTTTGCCGGTTGCACGTGGGCAGTATCACGGGTTGTACATAGAAATGAAAGCGGAACGTGGCAGAGTATCCGAGAATCAGAAGACATGGTTACAACGATTGACGGAGCAGGGGTATCTTGCAAAGGTCTGCTATGGATTTGATGAAGCCATTCGATGCATTGAGGAGTATTACGATGAAAGATAAACAGGCAGAAACCAGTCAGGAAAACGTGTTTTTCTCCAGACTGGAAAAAGAAAAAATCAAATTAGCTGCTTTGGAAGATTACAAGCAAAAACATGAAGAAGAAGACCCGGAAGCAGAACAGATGTGCCAGAAGCAACGAAAAGTGGTCGAAGCATGCCGGACAGAAATTAAAACGGCGATACATCAGCTTAGAGATCCAGTTGCAGAAGCAATCCTGATTCGCAAGTATTTAAACATGGAGCAGGTTCAGGACATTGCAAATCATATGCATTATTCAGAACGTACAATCAGCTACAAGCTGCAAGAAGCTCTCCAAAAGTTCGCAGACAATTGCAGTGATTTGCAGTAAATTTCGTTGTTTTTCTTGTAAATAAATGATACAATTATAATATGGATTTTGCCGATATAGGGAAATACCTGTATCGGCATTTTTGTTAATATTGACGATGGAGGGGAAAACATGAAGAATCCATGCAAAGCAGCCTATCAAATTGAACGGTCAGATGCTGATAAGCATGTGATGGAAGATGGATGAACCGAACGTAAAACCGCAATATAAATTAGTTGCAACTTATTACTGCGGAGAATGTGCCGGAAATGCGGAACAATCCGTAATTCGGGCAGGATATTCCAAAAAGTATGCAAGGGGCAATGCCACTAAATTAGTTGCACGTCCGGAAGTACAACAGTATATTGCATATCTGAATAGCTTGTGTGAAAATGATCCACGAAAGCATGTGGCGACCATTGCAGAGATTCAATCGTTCTGGACGGAAATTTTTCTGGATGAAAAGCAAGATATGCGTTTCCGGCTGAGAGCATCGGAATTACTTGCAAGAGCAAAAGGGATGTTTACGAATGAATGGTAGTTTCTATCAGTCGAAGCCTTGGGTGAAATTGATGGCAGTTCTCCGGATGGAACGGGTAAACGAAAAGGGAGAATTGCTGTGTGAATTTTGCGGAAAGCCGATTGTGCATAAGTATGATTGCATCGGACATCACAAAATCGAACTGACTGACCAAAACATAACAGATGCAATGATTACATTGCATCCAGACAATGTCATGTTGGTGCATCATCATTGCCACAACAAGATTCACAATAAGCTGGGATATTACACACGACAAGTCTATCTGGTGTATGGCTGTCCGTTGTCTGGTAAGACAACACTGGTACAGCAGAGTATGTCAGCTGGTGATTTGGTTGTGGATATGGATAACATTTGGCAATGCATCAGCATGCAAGAACGATATGTCAAACCGCCAAGACTGAACGCTGTTGCGTTTGGTGTGCGTGATCTACTGATTGATATGATTCGCACACGGCGAGGGAAATGGCAGAACGCCTATCTGATCGGCGGCTATCCATTGAGCAGCGAACGGGAACGATTGCAGAAGAGTTTGAACGCTCGTGAGATCTTTGTGGATACCAGCAAGGAAGAATGCTTAGACCGTTTGCGAAATCTTTCTGACAATAGAGATAAAGAAATGTGGGAAAAATTTATTTTGGATTGGTGGGAAAAATTTTTGCCCACCCCCCACATCGAAAAAAGAGCGAGTGAGGGCTAACTGATGATAGGGGTGCAGCCGTCTCGCAGAAACCTGAAAAATGAGATTTTTGGATTTGAAATTCTGGAAGATGGTGGAAAGAAATGAATCGAAGAGAAGAATTGCTGAAAATCGTGAATGAATCGAATAGCATTGCAATTTTGCCCTTGATTGACCGCATGATTTTTCTGGAAACAAAGCTGGAAGAACTAGAAAAGTTGCCGATGATTCGGATCAATGCAGAAAATCCGTCTCAGCAGAAGGCAACACCGGCAGCAAAACAGTATCGGGAATTTTTGCAGCAGTATACCAATGTTGTGAAGATTGTCGCCCGTATTTCCGATGACAACGGAGATCAGCAGGAAAGTCCGTTGCGAGCGTGGGCAAGAGAAAGAGGGATGGACTGTGCATGTTAATCAAGGAAAAGAAAATCTGGACACCGGATAATTCTTTTTTGCTGGAATACCATGCACGGATTGCATGTGGTGAAATTCTTGTCGGGCAGGAATTGTGGCAGGAGTTAGAAAACTTAAAAGCCGATTTTCTGAACGATGCCTTTTATTATGATACCAAAGATGCACGAATCCGGATCAATTTCATGGAAAAGTGCGTCCGGCTGACAAAATCGCCGTATTATAATCAGCCGATGGTGCTGATGCTCTGGCAAAAAGCTTTTATCGAAGCAATTTACAGCTTCAAAATGAGCGAAACCACATTTGACCGGTTCAAAAAAATCATTTTACTGATTGCCAGAAAGAATACAAAGTCGGAAACCTGTTCCGCTTTGGGCTTGTCTGAATTGATTGTTGGAAATAACGGTGCAGATATTGTGTGCAGTTCCAACGATGACAATCAAGCAAGCATTACTTACGATGCAATTGACACCATGCGGCGGTTGATTGATCCGGACGATTTGGACACAAAGCGAAATCAGCGATTTATCCTCAATAAAGTGAATGGGTCGAAGATTTTCAAGCTGTCTGACCGGACAAAAAACAAAGAAGGACGTAACATTGATTTTGCAATCATAGACGAAACCCACGAAATGAAAGAAAACATCATCGGGAAATCCATTGAACAGTCGCAAAGTCTGAAAGAAAACCCGAAATTCATCAATATCACGACCGAAGGCTTTGTGGTCGGCGGCTATTTAGACGATGAACTGAAAAAAGCACGGGCTGTAATCAGTGGAGAAGATGACACGCTTGCAGGGCAGCGACTTTTGCCGTGGCTTTATACACAGGATTCTGAAAACGAAGTGTGGCAGGATGAACGCACTTGGGTGAAAAGCAATCCAACGCTGGGAATCGTGAAAAAATGGGATTACCTGCGAGAACAGGTAGATCTTGCACGGTCATCCAAAGCGGATCGTATTTTTGTATTGCCAAAAGATTTTAATATCAAGCAAAATGCAGTAGAATCGTGGCTAAATCTGGAAGACTATGATTATGGTGCAGTTTATGATTTGGAAGAATTTCGTGGTTGCATTTGTTTGGGTGCAGTGGACTTGTCAGAAACAACTGACCTGACCTGTGCAAAGATTTTGATGATGAAACCGGATGACAAAACCAAATACATTCACACCATGTATTTTATCCCACAGTCAAAGTTAGAAGATTCGGATGACTGGATTGCCGGTGCAAGGTATAAAGATTGGGCAAAAGCCGGACTGCTTACGATTACAGACGGAACAGACATTGATTTGTCCGTGGTTGCAGATTGGTTTTACAAGCTGTACACGGATTATGACATCCGCCTGTGGCGGTGCGGATATGACCAGCGATTTAGCCGTGACTGGATGAATCGTATGGATTATTACGGCTGGACGAAACAAAATGAAGATTTGGTGCTGATTTTGCAGAACGCTTACACATTATCCAATGCACTGAAATATTGTGAAGCAGACCTGAAACATCAGCTGATTAACTATAATAACAATGAGATTGATAAATGGTGCTTGAAAAACGCTGGTATTAAAACCGTTGATAATTTTGCTCTATGTGTGAAAACAGAACGTGCGAAGCGAATTGACGGGGCTGTTACGATGATTATTTTGTATGAGATGTACAGAAGATACCGTACAGACTTTACACAGCTGATTCGGCAATCCAGATAGGGGGTGATCGCTTGGGTTGGTTACGTGATCAGTTCGATAAATTGATCCATGGAAGCAAGAATAAAAAGTATGCAGACATCCTGAACGGATTCACACCGATTTATTCGCAGTTTGGGCAGAACATCTATGCGAGCGATGTTGTACAGCAGGCAATCAATTGTATTGTTTCGGAGTGCAAAAAGCTGATTCCGATGCATGTGAAAAAAGATGGCTCTGATTCTATTCCGATTCAGAGCGGATTGCAAACGCTGCTGAATGCCCCGAATGAGCTTATGACAACAGCAGATTTCATTGAAAAAGTGATTTGGCAGTTGTATTTGAATTATAATGCATTTATTATTCCGACTTATTACACCCGACAAGATGCGAATGGCAGCGTGACAAAGGTTTATACGGGATTATATCCGATTGCACCGCAGAATGTTGTGTTTTTGCAGGATGCAGCTGGAAACCTGTTTGTAAAATTCACATTTGCGAACAATTATGAAACAACGCTGAACTATGCAGACATCATTCACATCCGGAAAAATTACAGTGTGAGTGAATATATGGGTGGGAATGCATGTGGACAGCCAGACAATCAAGCGTTGCTGGACACATTGGATCTGAATGATAAATTACTGCATAATTTGTCAGTTGCGATGTCTTCCAGCTGTGCGGTCAATGGGGTCGTTAAGTACAATACCATAATGGATGACGGCAAGACAGAAGCAGCAATGAAAGAACTGGAAGAAAAACTCGCAAAATCGCAGAGTGGATTCTTAGCATTGGACAACAAGTCGGAATTTGTTCCAATCACCCGAACTGTAAAATTTGTGGATGCAGATACGCTCAAATTTATTGATGAAAAGATACTGCGATACTTTGGTGTTCCGCTGTGTATTTTGACAGGGGACTATACAAAGGAACAATACGAAGCATTCTTCCAGAAAACCATTGAACCGATTGTCATATCGCTGTCGCAGAACTTTACAAAGGCTCTTTTGACCCCACGAGAACAGTCGTTTGGGAATGAAATTACATTCTACACGAAAAATCTGGTCTTTATGACAACGGATCAGACTTTGGAAATGATTCGCTTGCTGGGTGATTGCGGCAGTTTGTACGAAAACGAAAAACGGGCAGCATTTGGAATGCGTCCGTTGAAAGAATTGTCCGGTGTGCGGATGATGTCATTAAATTACATCAATGTAAATGATGCAAAGCAATATCAAACACAGGAAGGTGGTAGCACGGATGAAGGAACTTAATTATGCATCTTGCTGGAAGCTGCTGGGATTGTCCTCTGATGTTGCAACACTCAAGACAGATTATGACGAAGGCACAATGTTTCTTGCAGCGGATACCGGAGATGTCTATATTTTGTACCAATCGAAATGGTACAAGCTGTAAAGGTGGTGTTTGCAGATGGATCTGTTACTTTATGCGATTTTAAACAAAAAAATCAAGCAAAGTGGTGGCGGCAGCGGTACGGCTGTTTCTGTCCAAAATTGCACGATTAACAATGACGGAGATCTAATTGTTACATTGTCGGATGGGTCAATCATCAATGCCGGACGTGCAAAGGGCGACAAGGGAGATACCGGGGAAACGGGAGCAGCCGGAGCGGCTGGGACACCGGGTGCGAATGGTGCAGACGGTGTCCCCGGAAAAGATGGCGAACCGGGAACAGATGGTATTTCTCCAACGATTGAAATCTATGAAAACACCCCGACCGTATATCGGCTGAAAGTCAATAATGCGGATGGTTCATCTATCATTACGCCAAATTTGATTGGCACAGGGTCAACCACGACCCGTTATTACGTGTTTGATAACGCAATGTATACAAACTATACAGGTACGATTTACACGCTGACAACAACGGGGCTGAAATCTTTGCAGGAATATATCACAGCGGAAAGTGCATTTTGCAATGCAGATTCCAATCATTCCTTGTATTATAATAATACGGATTTCGGATGGAATCAGCAAGTGACGACTTTTAGCACCACGCCACTGACCATCAGCCCGACACAGTTGCTGTTATATGGGTACATTTCAAGCTCGATGAAAGACGGGGAATTTTTCAAGTTCATTCCTGCTGGTCTGGTTACCGGTGCGACAGATGCAGAAAAGGCGACATCAATTCAAAGCCTGCTGGCAGCGGACAACGAAAACATTGTCAAAGTCGATTTTGAGTATGTGTATGCAACAGCTGGCGTAACAGAAGCCGTTGATATTTCGAGTGTTCCGGCAGGTGAATATTATTTGGCATGGTCGGGAACAAGCGACAACAGTTCTCCAAAAATCAATGATATTACAATTATGTAAGGAGGTGCAATGCAATGCCTGAATTTTGCAAAAGAAATTTTATGTTTGACATTCGAGCAGATACAGACAGCGATGGCGGTTCTTATCTGGTTGGAAGACCGATTGTTTTTGAAATGAAAACTGATTTGGGATTTTACGATGAAATTATTCGGCGAGGTGCGTTGGATGATGCAGATTTATCTGATGTGCGGTTTTTGGTCAATCACAATACGGGCATGATTCCATTGGCACGGGCAAAAGCCGGAAACAAAAAATCTACGATGCAGCTCCAGCGTGACAAGGATGGGTTAGCTATACAAGTACAGTTGGACGTGGAAAACAATCCGGATGCAAAGGCGTTATATTCTGCTGTGCAGCGTGGCGATATTTCCGGCATGTCCTTTATGTTTACGATTACTGGAGATGAATGGGAAGGATTAGATACCGACCATCCGACCCGATACATCAATAGCATTGGACAGGTTGCAGAGGTTTCTGCTGTGACATTTCCAGCATATGAAAGTACTGAAATTTCTGCCCGTGACAAGCGAGCGGTTGAAGATGCCAGAAAATCACGTTCCAAAGGCAGCGAAGATGTAGAACTGGAAAAGCTGAAACTGAAATATTTACTGGAGGTATGAGCATATGACAAAATTTCTGAAAAATCTGATTGAAAAAAGAAAGAAAGAAATCGAGGCACTCAAGGCAAAACTTGAAACTTCCAAAGATGCACAGGAAGTAAGAGACCTTGGGAAGACCCTGTTGGCATTGAAAGAAGAATTACAGGATGCAGAAGAACAGCTGAAAGAAGCAGAGAAGGACGATAATCAGGATGATGCCGGAAGTGATTCTGCTGGCAAAACAGACGATGATGTAACCGGACAGCGGTCTGCATTTAATCCGATGCAGGCAAGAAATCTTGCATCGTTTGCAATGAATCCGCAGGGAGAACAAAGAACCGGAAATGCACTGGATTCTATGGAATATCGGAAAGCATTTATGCAGTATGTGCAGACCGGCGAATGGAACTACCAGAAGCGTGCAGATGAAACCTTGATTACATCGGATGTTGGCAAGGTGATTCCGAACACCATCATGAACGAGTTTATCAAAGAACTGAAAGTCTATGGAAACTTGTATAACTGTGTCCGGAAGCTGAATGTTAAGGGCGGCGTAGAATTTCCGATTGAAGAACTGGTTCCGACGGTTTCTTGGATTACGGAAACGACTGTTTCTGATACACAGGCAGTTCCGAAAATCAAGACCAGCGTATCTTTCGGCTATCACATTGTGGAAGCACGTCTTTCTCAGTCCTTGCTTTCTCAGGTCGTTACGCTGGATACGCTGGAAACGGAAATGGCACGGCTGTTGTCTGAAGCGTTTGCACGGGAATTTGACCGTGTCATCTTGTCCGGCACTGGCAGCGGTCAGCCGATGGGTATTCTCAATGATACACGGGTAAAGGCAGAAAACAAGATCACCTTTACTGCGGCAGAACTTGCAGACTGGACAAAGTGGAGAACAAAGCTGTTTGCAAAAGTGCCGTTGGCTTATCGTGGGGAAGGCGTTTTGGTAATGACTGCTGCAACGTTTGAATCTCAGATCATGACGTTGAAGGATGCGAACGACAGACCGCTTTACATGGAAACATATGATCCGGTCAATGGTACAGTATCCGGCAAGTTTGCAGGACGGGAAGTCATCCTCGTAGAACCAGACATCATGAAAGACTTTGATGCAGCAGCGGACGGGGATGCATTCGCAATTTACTTCCGCCCGAATGATTATGCAATCAACACCAATTTGCAGCTGGCATTCAAGCGGTGGTTTAGCGATGAAAAGAATGTATGGTACAATAAGGGGCTTTGCATTATGGACGGCAAGCTGCTGGATGTAAATTCTGTATTCGTGCTGAAGAAGTCTGCAAAGTAAGGGGGGAATCACATGACAGCTGAAGAACTGTTGGAAAAAGTGAAAATCGGTCTGAATATCACGGGGACGTATCAGGATGAAACGCTGAAAACCTATATCAACGATGTAAAAGCGTTTTTGCTGGATGCTGGCGTTTCGGATGCGGTCGTAAACAGTCCGGAGGCTGTCGGTGTGATTATCCGTGGCGTTTCTGACCTATGGAATTATGGGATGGGCACAGCGGAATTGTCGCAGTATTTTGTTCAGCGTGCAATCCAGCTGATTTATAAGAGGGGAGATGCATAATTGTCCAATTATCGACCGAATGAGCCGTTTGTTGTTCCGCTATGGCTGCTGATTCCGCAGACAAAACTGATAAAGGGCATAACCAAAAAAGTTTATCCGGAAACTGGGATTCTGTTTTATGCATCTTTTAAAACATTCGGCGGAACAGAACGCACAAATAATGATGTGGTCACCATTGAAGATACAGCAGTCATTGAAACTTGGTATCGACCTGATATCAAAGCAGACTGCCGGATTCAGAATGCGGACGGGAAAACATATGAAGTCATTGGAACACCAGAAAACATCAATATGAGGAATCAGATCTTGAAATTCAAAATCAGGGCTGTTTCCGGAGGTGCGTAATCATACATGGGAAAGAAGAATCGAATCGGCTTACAGTTTTCCGGTTGGCAGGAACTCATGCAGAGCATTGACCGGGCAGCAGGGGAAGAAGGGCTGAAAAAAGCAACAGAAGCCGCCCTGAAAGCATCCAAAGAATACGTCAATGAGCAAGTCACTGCAATTATGAGAAAAGCCAACATGCCAGCAAAGGGAAAGTTCTGGACAGGGGACACGAAAGCAACACTGGACAAAAATTTTTCCGTTGCGTGGGAAGGCTTTACTGGAGAAATTAAAATCGGGTTTGACCTTTCGGAAAGTTTGGTGTCTAATTTCCTGATGTATGGAACACCTCGGCACGAACCGCCAATGGCAGCTGTTCCGGGTCTGTATGATGCTGTTTATGGCAAAAATACAAAAATTGCAATTACTTATTTGCAAAGAGAAGCCATTGAAAAATGGATTGAACGGAATATGGGGTGACCAATGGAAGACCATTTGATTGCACTATTATCAGAATTCGGGTATCCGGTTCGGCGGCAGGGAAGTTTGCTGGAAGATGAACCGTATCCAGATGCTTTTTTCACATTCTGGCAAATTTCAGGCGATTTGAATAGTGCCTATGACAATCAGGAATATGCGACATTATACACCTATGATGTCAATTTTTATGCCGTTGAACCGGAAAAATGCTATGACGTTCTGCGGCAAGCAATTGAAAAGTTAAAAAAGAATGGATTTGAAGCATGGGGCGATGCTTACGATGCGGTTAGCGACTTGGATACCCACATCGGGCGTGGAATATCTGTGCAGATTCTTAAAATCCGTGAAAACAATGAGGAGGATTAAGCTATGGCAGACAGCATTTTTGAATTTCGTGGCGTACAGGATTTGTATTATGCACAGGTCTTGGAAGACAGTGAGGAAAAATTCACTACTACAACACCAACACGGCTGGCTTATGTTGCAACGATTGCAAAAGAAGTGGAAACTTCCAGCGAAACGCACTTCTACGACAACAAGGGCATGATTGTAATCGCTGCAAAGGGTGCGGAAACATTTACACTTACAGTTGCACCGTTGCATTTGGCAGTGCTGGCGAACATTACTGGACAGGCATTTGATGCGACAAAGGGCATGCTGATTGAAGGAGAAACCAGACCGAAACAGTTCTGCATTGGTTACAAAACAAAGGGAACAGATGGTTTCTGGCGGTTTGTATGGAAATACAAAGGTGTATTTGCAATTCCATCCGAAGAAGTCAACACCGAATCTGACAGCATTGACACAACCAATACAGAATTGACCTATACTGCAATCAGCACCATTCATAAATTTGCGTATCGAGATGATACAGTCGTTGTAGTAGAGGGTACACAAACCGCACAGCGAGTAGAATCTATTACTGGTATTGTGGTCGATGAACGCTATGCACGGGCTGATAATTTGAACGAATGGTTCACAAAGGTTATGACACCAGAAGATGTAAATGCAAAGACATCGTAAATTTTATACAGATTGATATTTTATTTAGGCACTGCACGACCACATTGTGTGGTGCCTATTTTTAAACGGAGGAAATGATAATGGACATGAAACTGAGAATTTATGATAAGACCGGAAAAACATTGGAAAAGACTTACACAGCGACACAGTTTGACCTGATGTGGGGTACAATGGAAGACCTTGTGCAATGTGTAGATCTGGACAAGGTGGATGATAAAGCGGCAGTCGGTGGAATGATTCTGAAATTGCTGCCGCAGCTGAAACCATTGCTGATGCAGATTTTTGAAGGTGTTACAGAAGAAGAGATTCGCCGGACAAAAGTCAGCGAATTGATACCGATTTTTATTCAGGCAATCAAGTACTGCTTTTCTGAAATTAAGACATTGGACAACGGAAAAAATCAGGGAAACTGATGATGGGCGGCGGAAAGCTGTCCTTATATGATACATTTTTTGATATTACTGTGAGTTTATGCGACCGATTCAGTGGCTTAGATCCAATTAAAGTGCGGAAATATCCTGCTCATGAAGTAATTTTACTGATGAAGCGTACAGTGAAACATAGCAAGCAAAAGAAAAAGCCTGCTCGCATGATGCGACCGGCAAGGGACAATTGGTTTTAATGGTGGTGATAAGAAATGGCAAAATCGAAAGAAACAACAACGAAATTTAAAGTTGATATTTCGGAGCTGAAAAGCAATTTGCAGGAAGCAAACCGACAAATTGCTCTTGCAAACTCAGAGTTCAAAGTAGCGACTGCTGGAATGGACAAGTGGAGCGATTCTGCTGATGGACTAACTGCAAAAATCACACAATTAAAGACCGTAAACGAAAGTTATTCCACAATTCTGTCGGATTATGAAAAGAAACTTGCTGAGATTGTGCAAAGTGAGGGTGAAAATTCTGAAGCTGCACAGAATATGCAGATTAGAATGAACAGCTTAAAAGCTGCTATTAAGGGAAATGAATTTGAGATTGCAAAACATAACAATACACTGGACGAGATGGGCAAGGCAGCCGAAGAAGCTGCAAGGCAAGCAGAAGAACTTGCAAACACAGAAGAAGAAACTGTAAGTGCGTTTGACAATCTGTCAGGGGAAGTCAAACAGCAGGAATCGGATCTAAAGACATTAAAAAAAGAATATTCCAGTGCTGTATTGGAGTATGGGCAATTTTCAGATGAAGCAAAAGCAGCAGCGGAAAAAGTTTCTGATTTATCAAGCGAATTAGATGAAAATCGTAAGAAACTGAAAGAAGCTGAAACAGCAGCAAATGATTTTGATAATACCCTTGCAAAGGCTGAAGAAACAGAAACACAAACTGTAAGTGCGTTTGACAAGTTATCAAATGAAATCAAACAGCAGGAATCGGATCTAAAGTCCCTGCGACAGGAACACGCAAATGCTGTCATAAAGTACGGGGAAGAATCAGACGAAGCAAAACGTCTTGGTGCGGAAATCTCCAATTTGTCAGATGACCTAAAGAAAAATAAGGATTATCTGAAATCGTCTGAAAGTGCAGCAGATGCCTTTGACAACACGCTGGATGAAACGGGGGATTCTGCTAAAAAAGCCGAAAAATCTTTGGACGATGCGAACAAAGAAATCAAAGATACCGGCGATGAAGCAGAAAAATCCGGTGGCAAGTTAAAAGAATTTCTTGGATCTCTTGGAAAAGCGGCTCTGACTGGACTTGGAATGGCTCTGACAGGGCTGGGAGCAGGCTTAGTTGCAGCAACAGAGGGCAGCAAGGAATTTAATGATAACATGGCAAAGTTAAATTCTGCTGCGGAATCTGCCGGAATCAGCAGCGAAAAAGCCGGAAAAATGTTCGAGGACATGTATGGTGTTTTGGGCGATGAAACCGCTGCAAATACCACTGTATCAAACTTCATGGCGATGGGGACAAGCACAGAGAATCTGAATAGCCTGCTCAATAGTTCGGCTGGTATCTGGGCAAAATATGGCGATTCAATTCCGCTTGATGGCTTAGCAGAATCTGTCAACGAAACCGCAAAGGTTGGACAGGTTACAGGTAATTTGGCGGATGCTCTGAACTGGGCAGGCGAAAACGAAGATGATTTTAATGCCAAATTGGCAGCCTGTGGTGATGAACAGCAGCGGCAACAGCTAATTGTTGATACTCTGGATGGGTTATATGGCGACCTTGGGGAGCAGTACAAGAAAAATAACAAGGCTGTTATGGACTTGAACGCTGCACAACTCGAAATGAAGAACTCTATCGCCCAAATTGGCACAGCATTCACACCGGTTCTTGCTATGTTCACCACATTTGCATCTGGGGTGCTTGCAAAAATTGTTCCGGATGTTGAAAATCTTGCCAGTGCATTTATGGATTTGACCAATGGTGTAGACGGAGCAGGCGAAAAGATTGGATCATCTGTCGGAAATATCCTGACAACCTTAACAACAACCATTACCAGCGTTTTACCGACCGTTGCAAATATCGGCGTGGAGATTATTCAGAGCATTCTTAACGGTATCACAGAGCATTCTGGGGAACTCTTAGCTGCTGCCGGAGAAATTGTCATGACGCTTGCAGATGGAATTGTAACCGTTGCACCGCAATTGCTGACAAGCCTTACAACCATTATTACACAGCTTGCACAGGAAATCATTATACTTGCACCGCAGCTTTTAAGTGCTGCAATGCAGTTGTTTCAGGGGCTTGTTACTGCACTCAAAGAATTAGACCTTGGAACAACCGTGACCGAACTTATATCGGCTCTTATTGAAATGCTGGTAAATGCAACGCCACAGATTTTAAGCGGAATTACCACGCTTTTTGATGCAATCGTGCAAGCATTGCCGGGTTTACTGGATCAGTTGCTATCTTTGATCCCTCTTTTGGTGGATGGGCTGACCGCAGCAACACCGCAAATTTTAGAAGCAGCTAAAACCATGCTGAACGGTTTGATTGATGTATTGCCAGAAATTGTTCAGGGGCTGACTGCTGCATTGCCAGATGTTATTCGCTCAATTGTGGATTTTGTTGCACAATGCTATCCGCAGCTTTTAAATGCTGCAACTGAACTTTTGAATGCGTTGGTAGATGCTCTGCCGGACATCATTCAAAGCCTTGTTGATGCATTACCGGATATGATTGCTGCAATTACAGAATTTCTAACCAATGCAACTCCAAAGATTCTTTCTGCTGGTGTGAATCTTTTTATGGCGATTGTAAAGGCAATTCCAAAAGTTCTGGCAGCTCTGGTTGCTGCAATTCCGAAAATTTTAGATGCAATTGTGGAAGGATTGACACCACTCGCAGAGAAAATCGGCGAGAAATTATCAGAGGTCTGGACAAATATCAAACAATGGTTTTCTGATTTAGGGACGAGTGCAAAAACATCTATGCAGGAGTTTGTGCAAACTGTTGTTGACTTTCTAAAACAACTGCCGGAGAAGGTTATTGAATGGGCAGCTGAAATGAAATTGACTTTTGACCAGAAGGTACAAGAAATCATTGACGGAGTTGTACAATTTTTCAGTGATTTGCCATATAAGATTGGTTATGCAATCGGAGCGACAATCGGAACAATTTTGACATGGGCAGAGAATATCAAAACCTTTGTAACAGAAAAAATTCCAGAAATCATTGATTCTATTGTGCAGTTTTTCTCAGAACTGCCGGGAAGAATCTGGGAATGGCTGACAAATGTAATCAGCAATGTTATAACATGGGCAGCTGAAATGCAGGTGAAATCCAGCGAAGCAGCGAGCAACTTTTTTGAGAACATTGCCACGAAAATACAGGAACTTCCGGGCGAATTTTGGAACTGGCTGACAGACATCATTGGAAAAGTCACAACATTTGCAAGTGATCTTGGTAGCAAGGCGAGCGAAGCCGCACAGAATTTATGGGATAACATTGTAGATGGCATTAGCGGCTTGCCAGATAAAATCTATAGCATTGGTTCTGATATTGTGGAAGGCTTATGGAATGGGATTAATGACATGGCTGGCTGGATTTGGGATAAAATTCAGGGATTTGGTCAGGGCGTTTTAGATGGGCTGAGAAGTTTCTTTGACATCAATTCCCCGTCTAAAGTCATGGCGGATCAGATCGGCAAGTTCCTGCCGATGGGCATGGCAGAGGGCATTGAAGACGAAACAAAAACTGCTGTCAATGCAATGCAGAAATCCGCACAGAAAACGCTACAAGCTGCGAAATCTGCGATTGCAAATGTTTCCAGTGATTTGAATATTGGAGCAGGCACATCCAAAGCGGCTGGAACAACGCAAGTTGTCAACAATTACAACTTTAATCAGACAAACAACAGCCCAAAGGCACTATCTCGGTATGATATTTACAGGCAGTCCAAAAATCTGCTGAATGCAAAGGGGTGATTTTTTTGTATTTCGTCAAAACAAAAACGATTGATTTTACAAATAACGCTAATTTTTGCATTTATAAAATAGATGGATTAGCCCCACCCGGAGCAACGCTGAATTTTAGCACAATTGCCAACGTAGACGGAGAGGTTTATAACTCCGGCAGAATCAACAAGCGAAATATTGTGCTATATATCAAGATGTTTCCAGACGTGGAGCAAAACCGGAATGCTTTATACGAACATTTTCCGCTGGGAAAAGTCGTCCGGATCTATTTCCGGAATGGGTTTCATGATGTCTACATTGATGGATACGTAGAAACATTTGAATGTGACTTGTTCAGCAATAATGAGACTGCACAGGTATCCATTATTTGTAATGACCCGTATTTTAGAAGTGCAAAGAAAGAAACATTGGTTCTGTCAGTGTCAGAAGCCCGTTTTGAATTTCCGTTTTCTGCCAATATTGGCGAACCAATTCCCGTTTCTGAACGGAATTATAGCACATCTGGTATTATCAATGCTGGATTGGTGTCAACGGGAATGGTGGTCGAATTTAAGGCAATTGGAAAAATCACATCCAGACCATGGCTTACCAATTTGACATCCAATCAAACCATGAAGTTGACAGGCACAGAAACAACGCTGAATCAAGGCGAAAAAATCACAGTAAACACCAATAAACATCATTTGTCGATTGTAAAGACATTTACGGATGGAACAACCAAAAATATTCTGAACACGATGGACGAAAGTTTTGAGTGGGTGCAGCTGCTGCCTGGGAAAAATCGTCTAACCTATGGAGCAGACGAAAAACCGGAAAATCTGCTTGTTACTATCACAGTTGACAAGTTATTACTGGGGGTATGATGACTTGGAATTGTACATATTGAATCAAACTTTTAAAAGGGTTGCTGTAATTGATCAGTATCGTTCCCTGATCTGGACACGGCGTTACTGGGATGTTGGGGATTTTGAACTATACATTCCGGCTGATCCAGATTTACTACAGTACTTGCAGATTGGATTTTATGTTTTCCGGGAAGACTGCGAAAACACGATGATGATTGAACACATCGAAATCAAGACAGATGCAGAAAACGGGAACTATTTTATTATTTCCGGACGTGGCGTTGAAAACATCTTATCCTATAGGGTCGTTGCAAATGCCAGCTCTTTCGCTGCAAGTTCTCCATCAGCATTGTGCTGCAATCTGATTAATTTGGAAGCAAAAGGCATGGCTGCAAAATATGCTGACCGTGAAATTGACATTATAAAAGATTTGTATGGTGTGACACTCGACCAAGAAGAAGGATATCTTTATTGGAATGTATATCAATATCAGAATCTTCTTGATGCTATTTTCAGCATCTGCAAGCAGTATGGATTTAGTTTTAGATTTGTTTTTACAGATAAAAAGGATGGATTCAATTTTACGTGTTACAAAGGCGTTGATCGGACATTCGACCAAAAAGAAAATACCCCTGTTATTTTTTCACCGAAATACTACAACTTAATCAATAGCCAATATGTTTTGGACGATGAGAATAATAAAACGATGGCTTTTATTGCCGGAGAAGGGGAAGGTGCTGACCGATCAGTTATTTGGACGCACAAGACGTGGAACTCTGCCGATGAACACAATGTTCCGAAGCAATTAGACCGCCGGGAAATTTTTGTGGATGCTCGTGACCTAAGAATGAAAAAAGACGATGGTACATATTACACTGCTGCTGAATATGGGATACTTTTAAGACAGCGTGGAAAAGAAAAGCTGTTTGAAACTGGCATCATTGAGGGACTGTCCGGAGAAGTGGACACAACACTGCAATTTATATACCGCCGGGATTGGGATTTAGGCGACCTTGTAAGCATTGAAAATGAATACGGCATGAAAGCAAATGCACGAGTTTTGGAAGTAATTGAAGCGGATGACGAAAACGGTTACAGAGTAACGCCAACATTTTCAGACTGGGAGATGAAATCATGATAAAAAGTGGATTTTATGACAGTATCAATCATGACCGCCTGTATGGGGCAGATGATTTTTCAGATTATTTCGAAGGATTGATTTCTGACGGGATTTATGCAGGCATTGGAAAAGAATTTAGAGTTTTTGCCGATGGATCTACGATGGGCGTTCAGGTTGACACAGGCAGAGCAAAAATCTTAAATAAGTATGTGAGAAATACGGATATTCTGGAAGTCGAGATTGATGCGGCAGACAGCGAGAACCCTCGATGGGATGCAGTTTGTGTATCGGTCAATCTGGATGAAGCATACAGAAACGGCTATATTGATGTACATAAAGGGACACCGGCAGCTGATCCGCAAAAGCCGGATGTTCCGGACACCAATGCAGCAAAGTTGTTTGTGCTTGCTTATGTGTATGTACCTGCACAGGCTGCTGCTATCACCGCCGAAAACGTGAACGATAATCGTGGTGCTGCGAATTGTCCATATGTAGTCGGAATCACCGGAACAGAAAATATTGTGAATGTCATTCAGGAAGCGGTGACAAACGCACAGGCACAAATTTCCGGCTTTGTAACGGATGCACAATCAAAAATTGAAACAGCTTTAAAAAGCGAACAAGCTCGTTTTAACCTTTTTCTGATTAACTCAGGAACACAGTTGCAAAACTTAAAAGACAGTTTTAATGAATGGTGGGAAGAACAAAAGAAGAATCCACCAACATTAGAAGAATATGTTTTGCAAAGCACAGCAGAAGAAGGTCAAACGCAATTTCCGATTGAAACGAATAGATATACTGGTGCTAATATGGTTGTAAATGTGTACAAAAACGGGTTACATTTAATGTCTGGTTTAGACTATAGATATGAATATCACGCTACTGAATATAGTTATTTCGTGCTTACAAATCCAGCAACGGCAGGTGACAAAATCACAATTCAGACTATTAAAATTTCATAAGGAGTGGATTTTTTGAGCAGTATTATTACAATCCTTTTATCTGTGATCAGTGCATCTGGGATTCTTGGAATTGGGACAAGAGCGATTTTAGCACGAATGAAAGAACAGGAAATGCGACAAAAGGCACTGGAATTTGGCGTACAAGCCTTGCTCCGTGACCGGATGTTGCACTGCTATAACAAGTACATTGATGCAGGGTTTGCACCGATTTACGCAAAAGAAAACTATGAAAACATGTATCAGCAGTATCATGAACTGGGCGGCAATGGTGTGATGACACATTTGCACGAAGAATTTATGGCACTGCCGACCGAGAAAGGAGCATAACATGAGAAACTGGAAACTTTGGGCAAAGGCTGCAGCAGTCAGAGCTGTGAAAACCATGGCACAGACCGCCGTAGCAACGATTGGCGTAGCTGCTGTGATGCAAGATGTGAACTGGATCGCCGTGGGCAGTGCGGCTCTGCTGGCTGGGGTGTTGTCTGTTGTGACCAGCGTTGCTGGATTGCCAGAAGCAGAATAAAGAAAACCGCCCAGCAGCGTAAAAGCTGCCGGACGGCATCGGGTTATTCGGTTTCAGTCTGTTCTGGGTTATCTCTGCAAAGTTCATCCAGCGTGACACCCAGGGCATCGGCAAGCTTAATAGCATTAGACACGAGGCAATCCCCATTTCTGAGGATGTTTTCAACTGTTCGTTTTGGCAATTCCGCCAAATCTGCCAACTGCTGAACCGTTAACCCTTTTTGTGCTCGAATTTGTTTCAGGTTCATTTCTTTCCTTTCTGGTAAAAGTAAAGCGTCAACTTTACAATTCCAAATAAAATGAGTAAGCAACCGAATTTTGTAAGCGTTCCCATTGTGTTGACATTGGCTTTCTTTTATGATACAATGGTGAGTAGCAGGGAGAGCGGAAATTTTCCGCTCTATGCTACCTTTTCTGTTATCCTATGATTTTATCAATCAGTATTAACAGAAATCCGACTGTGAAGTCTACCAACGCACTAATCAAAAGATTGCTGACATCAATCTTAGTTTTTGATTTATGCCGTTTGGTAGGCTTCTTTTTTTGTTTTGCCAATGCTTTCTAACCCCCTTTCTGTATATTATTATACCACATTAAAAGGTGGTTGTCAAGTGCTTTTTCAAATTTTTCTAAAAATATTTTTTGCGAAAGGATGATATTATGTCAATCAATCATTATGATTATAATGATAGTACCCAGCTTTCCCCGCATTTCAATGCACGAGAATTTCGGTGCAGCTGCGGAAAATCTCATGAAACTCTGATTGCATCCGAATTGATCGACAAGCTGGAAGCCCTCTATACTGCCCTGAATTGCAGTAAAATCATTGTAACAAGCGGTTACCGTTGCCCAGAACACGATAAGGCTGTTGGCGGTACGAGCAGCGGTCAGCATACCAAAGGCACTGCTGCAGATGTCTGCTGTT